CTAGCAGCGTGTTGGCCTCATAAGCCAAAGACCTCGGTCCCCGTGGGTGCGAATCCCACTCCCGCAACCACATTAAGTTTCCAGACTACCTTCTGGACTGTGGCGCAAGGGCTTTGCCCTGTGCTTTCGTCTTCGGACTCGACCGAAGTAAAACAACACCAGCGGATTATTTAAAACTGGCATTCCGTACGTTGCCTCCGTATCAGTAAGCGGATTTATTTATCGCTCTGGAAATCTTTAAGGTTTCCGGGGCTTTTGCCGTTTGTGCCGTTTGTTCGGTACTTTGGCATATCTACCGAAGATTAGGAACATATGTTTAAAGCAGAAATTAACGGATTAGCTGACGCAAAAGCTCGTCTTCGTGGTCGTCCAGTAGGCACTACGAAAAAGAATCTAGCGAACCGAAAGATTAAAGAAGAAGCTCTACTTGCTCTATTGCGTAAGCTAAAGCCGCATCTTACAGACGCTGTGAAAGCAGCTACCGATATTATGAATGACGCAACAGCCAAAGACGTAGACCGTCTACGTGCTTCCGCTACAATCATTACAACTTACAAGCAACTGATTGAAGATGTATACAAAGACGAAGATGGAGCAGAATCTGCACCTGAAATTCAACCCAAAGGTGCTAAGGTTAGCTTCCTGTTCAAGCCAGAAGTAAAAGAACAATAAGGATTTGAATGAGTAATACAGAACCACAAATATTTGTTGGTCCAGCTTCAGCTAAGCAAGAGATGTTCTTAAATAGCGGAGCAACTATTACTCTTTGCGGTGGGGCGGCTGGCTCAGGCAAGGCTCTTCGGCACGGAGAGAAGGTACTAACACCTGTCGGTTTTGTTTCTATCGAATCAATTCAAGTTGGGGATCGTGTAACAACTCCCGCTAATACTGTCGAAACAGTGACAGGGGTCTATCCACAAGGACAGGTTGCTATTTATAAAGTAACCTTTCAGGACGGAGCTACTGTGGATTGTTGTGGTGATCACTTGTGGCAATATCATGTTGCACGAGGACACGGCACGATAAAAGTTTCAACAACTAGAGAACTTCTGACGCTACTGCAAAACGGCAAACGCCCGATTGTTCCCCTTATTTCGCCGGTTGATTTTCCTAAAAAACAATTACCTGTCGCCCCATACACTCTTGGTGTACTTCTGGGGGACGGTAGTCTGACGACATCAAGTGTTAATTTTATGAGCCTAGACGCTGAAATTCCGATGCGAGTTTCGACAGAAGGCTACGATATTGTTGAGTGGAATAAAAACGAAAAAAGAACTTTAGCAAAAACCTACGGAGTTCATAAAGTTCAGGCTGGCCTTCGAGAACTAAGTTTGTTTGGCCTAAAATCCAATACTAAATTTATTCCTGAAGTATATAAGACATCTTCTATTGAAGACCGTTGGGCAATTGTTCAAGGTTTAATGGATACAGACGGCTATGTTTGTGCAGGTGGTAATACCTATTACTATACTGTCTCTAAACAACTAGCTCTGGATATGCAGGAGATTCTGCGTTCTCTTGGTTTCACTGCCAAAATCGGGACTAAACAAACATCATACAAAAATACTGAAGGTGAAAAAGTTGCAGGGCAGCTTTGCTACACCTTGTATATCAGAGGAAAACTACAGTCTAAGCTTTTCAGTATTTCACGTAAAAAAGATCGTACTAAAGAAAAAGATGTCGGCAACAGAATCATAAAAATCGAAAAGATTGCTGAGGATTTAGCGACATGTATCTCAGTTTCCGGGCCTGACAAACTTTTCATCACAAGTAATTACATTGTTACACACAACACTTTTGTATCTCTTTTGATTGCATTAAAGTTTATGCAAGCTCCGCGAGCTACCGGAGTTATCTTCCGTCGTAATCGCCCGATGCTAACAGCGCCGGGTTCGATTTGGCATGAAGCTGTAGCACTCTATCAGAGCATCTATCCTGAAGGCTTACGTATTCGGCACCGTGATATGGAAATCATTTTTCCAAACGGTTCATTGCTTAAGTTCTCGCACATGCAGTACGAAAGTAATATGTATGATCACAAAGGTGCTCAGTACTCGTTAGTTATCTTCGACGAAGCAACAGACTTTACGGAACCAATGATTGTGTATTTGCTGTCTCGTATGCGTAACGCATATGTAGGGCACTCGCCACAGATGTTCCTGATGACTAACCCAGACTTTAATAGTTTCTTGCGTCTATGGATTCAAGACTACTACCTAGACTCTCGTGGTATTCCTATTCACGAACGTGCAGGGAACAAGCGCTGGTTCTACCGTCAAGGCAACACTATGATCTGGTATGCCTCTAAAGAAGAGGCTGAACAGGTTCACGGTGTAGGCGATGACAACGGTGTAAGCTCGTTTGCTTTTATTGGGGCTACTTGCGTTGATAATCCTCCGCTTCTTAAAGCTCAACCGGATTATATCACAAAACTGAAGAACATGGAGCGAGTCGAAATGGAGCGTTTGCTCTTAGGCTCGTGGTTCGCTCGCCTTGAAAGCACAGGCTTATTCAAACGAGAATGGTGTGAATTAGTACCATATCCTAATCAAAATGCAAAACAACGTGTAAGAGCATGGGACTTTGCTTTCTCTAAACCATCTGAAATCTACCCTGACCCCGACTATACTGCCGGTGTACTTATCTCTAAGGATGCTCGTAAAGTATACACAGTAGAAGACGTAGTTCGAATGCGTGATCGTGTGTATGAAGTCGAAAAGTTAATCTTTGACACAGCTAAGGCCGACGGCAAAGGTACTATCATTTCGATTCCAATTGATCCTAATGCTGCTGCTGGTGCTTACGCCCGCGACATGCAACGTAAGCTTTCGGAGTTAGGCTATATCTGTAGAACACAGAAACCTGTTAAGTCTAAAGTCACTCGTTTTGCTCCATTCAGTAGTATCGCTCAAGCGAAATTTGTACAGGTGGTAGTAGGCGGTTGGAATAAGGACTTCTTCGAGGAATTAGAAATCTTCGATGGAGAAGGCAAGACTAAAGACGATCAAGTAGATGCTTGCAGTGACTGTATGTCAATTCTTAACAAAGGTTACGACTTGCCTGCTATGCAGATGCCAGAACTGGGTTCTCCTGCTACTCCGCAACTCCGTGCATTTGCACCAGAGAAAAAAATTATTAGTTTACCTACATTCAACATTTAAGGATTCTTGAAGTGAAGAAAAATAAGCCACGCCAAGAAGCGTTGACAAAAGCTGTAGCAATGGATACGCCCGAACGCTTTAAGCTGGCAGAGACAGGTTTCCTTGGGTTGAGACTCTTCAACGGTATTACCCAAGACGAGCTACAACGTGAACTAGCATTTCCGTACAACCTAAAGACGTACAAAGAAATGCTGCAACACAGCACAATTAACAGTAGCCAGCAGCTATTTGTAACTATTCTAAGCAAGGCAGACTGGATTTTTCAGCCGCCTGAAAATGCAACGGCAGAAGAGCTACGTCAGGTTGAAATTGTAAACCAGATGATGCAAGATATGGAGCACTCATGGACTGAGTTCTTACAAGATATTCTATCTATGAACTGGGCCGGTTTCAGCGTATGCGAGAAAGTCTATCGTCGCCGCTATCAAACAAACGGCAGCAAACACAACGATGGACTGATTGGTTGGAAGAAACTTCCAATTCGTAGTCAGGAGTCAATCGAAAAGTTTATCTTCTCGGACGACGGTAATGAAGTTGTAGGTGTTAAGCAAAACCTAACCCGTGTAGCAGATACCTATAATCGCTTCAGTAAACGACTAGAAAACGAAGTTGTTTTACCAAAGAGTAAAATACTGCATTTCCGTGCAGGCTTGCACCGTGGTGATCCTTACGGTAAGAGTCCTCTTCGTGACGCTTATTTAGCGTGGAAGTATTTGATTCTGCTAGAAGAACTTGAAACTACAGGTGTATCCAAAGACCTTGTAGGACTTCCTGTTCTATATATTCCACCTGCATATCTTGCAGCGGACGCAGACGCAGAGACATTAAAGATTCGTGCATACTATGAGAACGCAATGCGTAATCTACAGATGAACGAACAGTCTGCAATGGTCTTGCCTAATATGTACGACCCTGATACTAAGCAACCCCTGTTCAAGTTGGACCTGCTGTCAGTAGACGGTAAAAAAGCTTACGACATTGGCAAAATCAAAGAGTGGTATAAGAATATGATCATGATTAGTATGTCTACGGACATTCTAACTATGGGTCAAACTCAAGTAGGTTCTTTTGCATTGGGTTCTATTAAGAATTCTCTGGCCGGTTCTGTGGCTCTTGCTATGGCACGCAATATTGCAGACGTTCTAAACCGTGATCTGATTCGTCAAACATACGAACTGAACGGCTGGAACGTAGAGCGTATGGGAAAGATTGACTTTGATAACCTAATCGAAGCTGATATCGAAGGTCTGAGCAAATTTTGGCAACGTGTTACTTCTGTTGGATTGGTTGAAAAAGACCGTGAAGTGCTTAATGCAGTTCGTAAAGCGGGTGGTGTTGATGCACTATCTTCAGATTTACCTCCGCAGAAAGACCTGATGGAGCCTGTAGGCGGCAGCAAAGCTGGTGAAGGTTTTAAGACCGCAGGCGAAGGCACAGCTAATTCTGTTTCTGGCAGTGATACGTCAGGTAACAATTTAGATAACGCAGCATAAGGGCTTCGGCCCTTATAGCAAATTTTTAAACAATTTAGCGATAATACTTGATTTTATTAAAGATTAGTGTTATAATATGTATTATTGCTAACTTATGGAGACTAGATTGAATACAAACGTAGTCAAGTCTGTAAAACCAGAGTTACGCCAAGCCCTTTATATTGTCATGGTTCCCGATGAAGTAGACCTTCACGGTGATGTCACTTCAGCAGAAGAGATTGCCAAGGCATGTGCAAATTTTAACGAATTCTGTGGTAAGGGTAATCTTGGTCATGTAAAGATGACAAATGATTTCACAATTATCGAGAGCTATATTGCCCCAGTAGACTTTGTCCTAGATGAAGTCCCTGTAACCAAGGGAAGATCGGAAGAGC